CCCATGGCGGTGGCCAGATTGGCCTGCTGCTGTATCCACGCCTGCGCTGTGGTCGCCTGTGTTTTCAGAGGCACCGGAACGACCGGGGGGGTGTAGTCCACTAGCGCGCCGTTGACCACCTCCATACTTTTCGTGCCAGCGTTCCCACCTTTTGCAGCCCATTGGTCCGCCGTCATGGCAAACAGGGTGCTGGCAGCGGGCAGGCCGTCTGTAGAGGAAAACGCCCACATATCATACCAGGCGCATGGTTTATCCATGGTTGCGTAGTAGCGATCTGGATAGGCCGCCATAACATCTGCATTAGCGCTCATGCGTAATACCCCGCAGCAAAAACTGGTATGCTCATGGATGCTCCCGCTTTACCTTCTATGCCTGCTCCGATCACGTAGCCGCCAATCGAAAATCCCTCATTGTCAACAAGCAGTTCTGTTGTGGCCCCGTTGACGCTATTCCCGGCGATTACGTTGGAAATCCAATATTCATGCGTGCCCATTTCCTGAGTATTCGGGATCATGACAACCGGAACAGTGCCGGGTTTGAATGCCCGAGGAAAGCTGACCCGGATGGGATTGTTCGCGCCCAGATTATAGTTCGGCGTCACATAAAACGCCTGCAACTTCATGGCTGGGTCATCCATTGGCAGGTCAGAAAGCAATGCTAGGACAGGGTTGTTCGTCCCACCACCAAACACAGCCCGACCGTCTGCATTTTCAACCAGATCAGTAATGCGGGTCTGCCCGGCAGCCGGAACTGATTTGATATACCGGCGTTCTGCTGTCAGGGCATTTAAGGCATCCTTGCCGCCAAAGGTCAGGATGCTGGGGACCAGAACCTGCCCTGTTTCACTGAGGTCAAACACCCCGGTCGAGAGCGACATAGTGCCCTTGTTGGCCGTGCCCGGTGTGCCACCAGAAATGGTCAGGGTGGCATCGGGGGTTGCGTCTCCCTCAGCAGGCGGCCCGGCTGACCAGTAGCGATGCGTAAGGGGGGCCGCAGCAGTCTTGCTGCCCCAGTCCATTGGGCCGGTCACATTGCCACCACCCAAGGGCAGAAACCTTTGAAGGACAGTGACCAAGGCCGTGGTTGTGACCAGTGCAACGGTGGTTGTGCCATAGACGAAAACAGGCGCTTGCTGGTTTGCCGCATAATACAGCAGCTTGCCAGCTATATCCCCATCTGCCAGCACTCCTGGCGTGCCCATCACTGCACTGGAGGCCACGCCGGAAATGAGCTGTTTAATGGCCGTAATGCACTGATCATTTTTGGTTTTGTCGAAAACAATACCGGCGGCCTGAGCAATATTGATCAGTTCCTCCTGCACCATGTTCAGCCACCAGAACCGCACCCGGGTAGGGGACTGCCCCGTTGTGGAACCGCCGGTAAAAAAACCAGGTTCGCCAATGTTATCAGTTGGCAACGCTGGTAGGGCAGATACTGCCGTTACGTCGTCTATTCGGTAAACCATATGATTTTATCCGTAAGAAAAGAAAACTCTGGTGTGGGCCGGAGCGCGGGACGATATTTCACACTCCAGAACTGCATCCCCCCATGTTGCCAGTGCCTCATCTGCGTAGGAGGCATCTGCACTGAAGTAATTTACTGTGGTTTCCGGGGCATTTACGCGCCAGACGTAATCCCAGAAGGCATCTGCAACAGGATCATCCGCACGCAGAAAGTCTGCACGGGCTGCTGAGAACTCAGTAATAGTTATTGTGTAACCGAGTGTTTTTGCGAACCGCACATAATATTCTATGGATGAACCACCTGCATCACCCATGCGCGCAGCAACCTGCCGCTGTTGCTGTTCTAAGGAAGGGTTACTACCAGCACATGGATCTGGCAGCCCTAGTGTTTTCTGCCATTCTAACAACAGGTACGATGCAGTTGCTGGGAAAACATTGGGAACAATAGAGCGAGCATCGTTAATCACCCGCTCTGCCATGGGCATGAAGCCAGACAAAACACCATCCAGGACAGTGCCCGCTTCACGCGGCCATGCACGACCGAAAGGCATTGTCTTTTTGAACTGCTCCAGAATCTGGCTGGCTGACCACGTGGGGATACTCATGTTGAAGTTACCACCCCAACAGTGGGTAATGATCCCAGGGGAACAGCTACCGGCCCCAACGGGGCAGAGAGTGTGAAGGAAGCCCCGGTTGATACCAGCGCCTCTTCAATATCACTCTGGGCTATGGTCATTCCCAAGGGTGTGCCATTCCGCACATATAGATCGGCAAGAGCTGCCTTCATGGCGGCCAGCTGATCTGGCGTGTTGGGTGACAGGTCTGCCAGTGTAACGTCAATAGGGAACGGGGCAGGAGCACAAACGATAACCAGCGCTGTAACTGGCCTGTTGGGCTGGATGGCATCGGCTACTGCCAACTGGTCGCCCGTGGCGGTCGTGTAACGCGGCTCGCCAGATGCCGCCCCGTTGCTCCCTTGGGGGAAGCCGCCGTGAGCAGCCTGCGCATTGTCCAACATGACATACACAACGACGGAACCGGACCCCGCGCCGTTGGGGTTACACCAGGCACGCGTTACCCCCGCTACTGCGGTGGCCCATTCCACGTAATCATCCGCCCGGCCGCCGCCGTCGCGCGCAGCATAGGCCTTGAGCATGCGTGTGCGGAAAGGGGCATCTAGTTCCGCATCTGCCCCGCCGGTAAAACTGCCTGATGCAACGCCGGCACCTGGCATGCCGTCCACGGCTGTTAGCAGGGCAAAGCCGGTGCCGCTATCACAGTTCCCATCTGCTCCGGCCGTCTCGCAGGTAGCTGCGGCATTTAGGGTGCCATCTGTTCCGGCAACAGCCACGGATGAGGTTAAGTAGGAAAGCCCATCGGCGCGTAAAATGGCCGTATTTGCAGCCAGCTCCGCGCCCGGCGTGCACCCAGAAAAAAGGACAACCCCGGAGGCTGCTGTGGCGTCTTTTTTGTAAACACCCCGGAGTGCCGCCCATGCGTCAAGATTTTCATCCTCTGCTGTCCAGGGCACAGCCTGCCGGTAGCACCATCCAATATAGTCATAGTTTCCCCAGACCAGATTGGAGAACATCCACGACAGGCGGTTGAGAACAGAACGCGGGAAGATTGATACGCCGCGCATGATATTGCTGGAGACAATATCACTCCACGAGGACGCCTGAAGTTCAGAAAGGGTTTTTTGAGGATATGGCACGCGCAGGCTCCTTCCACGCCCACGCATACCGGAAAGAGATATCGGACCCATCGGGCTTGGTTAGCCGAATGCCAATATTCAAGGCTGTGGCGTTCAGCCACGAGGTTTGCACCGTAATGCTCCCGACAATCTTTTCATCCAGCAGCCATTGCAAGGCCTGCTCGCAAATTGTCCGCGTATGGGTGAGCAGGCTGTTGCCTGTCTTTTTTGCCCCTTCAATGGTCCATAGCAGGGAGCCCATGGAATATCCTTCCATGGCGTCTATCCAGCACCCCCCGAGGTCCGTGGACCCGTTTGGTGGCTGGGTTCCATCCGGCGCGCGGGCATTGGTGAAGAGGGAGAACAGAACCGCGGTTTCCAGATCTGCATCCGTGTCCACATCACCATCGGTTATCACCCAGTCGCAGTGCATTTTGGTGTTGTCATAAACAAGGCGGATATCAGCCATGGCTTACCCCTGTGGGCCTGTAGTTTTGTCTCCACCCTTTTGCACACCACCATGGGTGTGATCGGAGAGTTTGACGCCAGATGTTGTTATAAAATCGTCAGCTGATATCGTGCCGCCCTCCACAACCACCTTGCCCGATGCGGGCTTGATATACACATCCCCATTGGCCTTTAGCAGTATGGTGCTGCCACAGACGCCATTGTGCAGCCCGGCCTCGCCCGGTTGTGCGCCTTTATAGCGGTATTGCTGGTGGTCATGGGCGATTACAACACTATCCGAGCGGTCGCCTGATCCACATACCACCAAGACATCGGCCCCAACGGGGGGAGATGAGATAAGGCCGTAAGCCAGAATAACGGGCCGGTCATCCATCAGCTCCTGGGGGCTCAGGCGGACCTGCACGGTCTGCACAACGCCACCATCCTTCGTAGGCAGTGTTGTACGGCCACGGCCAAACAACCAGCGATAGATACGGCTCATGTTAATACTCCGTTCCGTTCGCCTGATTTTCCGCCACCTGCCAGTTAAATGACTGCTGTGCCGCAGGCTCTACAGACATGGCTTCTGGCGGCATCATCTCCAGTTCCGCCCGCGTTCCCATGCGATCATCCTTGAAGAACGTCACGCCGGTTATCAGCCAGTTCAGGTTTGGCAGCTTGAGGGAGGGCAGGTGCAAGGGGGCCAGCATATTGGGCGTCCACAACTGGCCTGCGCTATCATGCCATGAGTCGCAGACGATACGCACAGCCTGGGAGCGCCCACGCCGGCGCTGCATTTCCCACAGAGCACGGCGCTCTGCCAGATTCCCGCGGTAATCCGATTGTTCACTGATAACAAAAAAGGGCCGGTACCGGGGAACGCCCGGATCATACACAGAAGGATAGCCATTCCCTTTATTGGGATCGGGAAAATCACTCATTGTTTGCAGGCTGAACATATGCGGAGAATATTCACTGTATCGTTCATCCATTCTGAACGACACATCTGCGCCAATCACATTGACCCCTTCGGCAAAGCCGCTGGCATGTGAGGCCGTTCCGACAGAGGCCAGAACCAGATTGCCATCCGCATTATCGTACACCAGGACGGCCATATAGCGGGCACAGACCTCTATCAGATTATAGGGCGTTTCCCCCAGGTTGACGTTAAACCACT